AAGCAAATATAGAATTGATATCTGAAAGTACATTGTGAAACATATCAAGGCTCCTTCGTTAAAGTAGCTTCGATAATGAAGTCATTGTCAATATGGTCAGTAATATTATAAACAGTTGAACCTACAGTTAGAGTATCATAAACAGTAAGATCAACTCCTGACTTAAGAATAGCTTTATAATTAAAACCATCTCCTGCAGGTCTTTCTGAGGATTCTATGATAACTTTTACTGCAGATGATGTAGTAGTACTTACTGTTTCGTCTGTAGCAAAATTGTAACCAGAAACCGCTTTTGTAGACAAAGTAGCGTCTTTAACAAGATCACCTGCTTTTAAAAAAGCTTTATTGACAGCTGCAGTTACCTTTGCCGATAAGGACATTAGTTAGCCCTCCACCATGAAGAGCCAAGCCCTTCTACGCTCCTGCGTATTAAATGCCTTAAAGGTTTTTTAACAATGCTAGGAGTGATAGACATTCTTGTTACATCACCGTTTGTGTCAGATAGTTTAATACTACCAATGCTAATACTTTCAAAAGTTTGAACAGTTTGCGCTAACAAGTCCTCGTTATTTAGTAGGTGTAATGCTTGTTCGTAAACAGCAACCTTAATTTCTTTCGGTATTTCAGTATCCGTAAACTTAATGTTAAGATTAAGTCTTGGATTGTAATGATCCGTGTTTTTACGAGGCCATGCAAGAGCTTGGGAAGAACTAACAGCGGAGCCAATCCAAGAATGATTGTCTATCAGCTGAGTTGCCGTTACCAGAGCGTCTTCCTTCAACGTGTCTGCCGCCGTAGTCCAACTGTTATTGTCTATGCGGGTGTCAAAGTAGTCGTTTGCCTCTGCTAGCGTCACATAGCTATTAGCAGTGGTCGATGTACCACTGGTATATGAAACAAAAGCCATTAGTCCCTCCTAATTTTATTATGAGTGGAAGATAGGCAGAATACCCAAGTTAAGTGCGCTCATTTTACGAGTCCAAGAAGCAGCTGCAGCGTAGTTAGCGTTAGTTGCAAAGGCATTCGTTGCGCCTGACCAGTCATATCCCATTGGATGCATAATAAATCCATAGCGATACCATACGTTTGTAGAACCACCGCCTGTATAGGATGCTGCATTACGATCAACTTCGACCGGAGTTGGAACACTTACAGGAGCATATGTCATAGCTGCTGGCTTAATCAAGAAAGAACACTTTGTTGATTGAGCATTCAAATCGCCTGATGATGCACCAGAAATCATTTGGTTAGCACGAGTCATTACCAAGCGGAACTTTCCACCAAACACTGTTTGGAATTCAAGGTTTCCGTCTTGTACGCGAGTTTCATCAACAAGGTTTGCTGCACGCATTTCTGCCATTACTTCTGGTGAAGTTACCAGATACATGTAGTCTGGTTCGTAGTCTTTGAATCCCATTCCAAGAGCTTTAAAGAGACGTTCACCACGGGCTGCACCTGTTGCCGTTGAGTCAAACAGTGCGCGTTGATCTGAAGAACTTGTAGCCGCTGCTCCAAACTCTCCGAGGGCGTTAATGTCTACAAAGTGTCCATTTCCAGCGGTATCACCATCTGTGTCAAACGCGATGTAACCACCGTTGCCGCTTCCACCAAGATCTCCTTTAGTTACTTCACTAAGAGCAACCCCTTTTAAGCATGAAAGAAGAGCGTTACCTTCATCATCTGCACGAACTTGTGCAAAGTCACGGGCGATTTTTGCCAAACCATCTTGACGAGAGATAACTTCTTGCAAGTTTACCTGTTGAGCACCAAATGTACGAACAGTTTTGATGTAATCTGCAATATCAGTCGTGATGTCAGTATAAGTACCGTCTGTAGCACTTGACAATGACGCCACGTTAATATTTGCAGCAAGTGGTTTGTAGTAACGGAACTGACCAATAAATGATTCGCCAGTTGCATTAATGTCGTCGCGCTGACCTACAATACCTGAAGAATTAAGCTTCTTTTCAGTAGTGTAAGCTTCGTCTGAATAAGCAGAGATAGCCAGCGCCACATTTTGAAAGTCTGTATTTGTAATAGCCATTCTATTATTTCCTTATATATAACTATTTTATTAGTAATTAAAATTCCCTAGCTGGCCTTTAGCAGCAAGATTTAAAACTTCCTGCGTAGACATCTCAGCTAAAGATTTCTTTGTATCAGTATTGGAAATTCCTGAAGGATTTGAAATTCCTGCACCTGAGTTAGCCTTAACTCGGAACAAAAATGAATTTTCTTCGTTGTTTGAGTAAGACACTACAAAATCTTGAATGTTAGAACCAGATGATTTGTGAATCCAACTGCCGTTTTCATTCTGAACAAGTTGCTCGACAATATCACGATAAGCTAATTGACGACTACGCTCATTACGAAAATCTAAACCAGCCAAAGCAGAAGCAACAACGTTGTCTCTGTTTAGTTTAGTATTTTCTTCTTGAGACACTTTAAGTTTTGCTTCAAGATCTGCAATTTTCATTTCAGATAATTCTTGAAGTTTTCCTTCTTCTTCTAGCCGCCGCATTGTTTCTTGTTTTCGTTGTTGTTCAATTTCAGCAGCCTTTTTAAGAGCTTCGTCTCTTTCTTTAGCCATTCGATCCATGTTAGATTTCATTTTAGACAATCTTTCTTGGACTTGTTGTTCAATCGGATCAACATCGTCAGATGATTTTTCTTGAGCTTTTATTTCTTCAAGATCCTCTTGAGCACTTGTATCTATTGTTTCTACTTCTTCAATTTTTGTTGTATTTTCTTCACTCATAATTTTTCCTTTCAAGCACAGCTTGAGATTAATGTTTAATTTAATTCACAGAATTAGTATTTATTTTAGGTCACAGGCTATTACAAATATCTATGGCCCTATACCATACCAGTCTTCTCCGTCTTGAATTGGAGCTAGTATGTCTTTTCTAGTTATTTTATTATCAGGGTCAATTAACCCTTGTCTTTTAGCTTCGTTAAGAAGCCTTAAGTAAGTTCTATAAGACATACCTTCTTTGCGCATTTGTTGAAGGGTTCTTCTTATAGTGTTGCCGCCTAGAGCATCTGCATAGATGGTTCTAAGAGCATCTTTAGCCTTTTTTGCATCACTTATATTAGTGAAAAAAGCATCATGGATAGTAGCGGTTTGTATGTTATTTTTTCTACCCCATAGGTGAAATCTTCTAACAATAACCGCATCATTGCTATGATTACCATTTACTCCTAATCCAATTCGAGCGTCACTTAATGAGGCCTTGCCTTTAAGCTTTCCGTCTTCGGCGCTCGATTCATAAATGTTAGCAATTCTTCTGTTAGTTATCGGATCTACAAACTCTATTCTTTCTTGCTGTTTAACCCGATACCGCTGTCTCATTATTTTTCCGTCAAATGTTACCCAAGGAATATCTACCTTTTTAGTTTCTGTAACGTATGCTACGGCAACATCTTTCCAGTAATTTATAAAGTTGTCTGTTACTGGCGCTCTTTGCGCTAGATTTTTAGACATTATTCTTGATATTTCCGAAAACTCTTTAGGACCAATTATGCCTCGTCTAGCATTAGTTAGCTTAGAAACAAAGTCACCAACGTCTGGATGAATATCTTGAGCTTGTTTTAATAATGCTCGACCAACAGGCTCGTTTTTGTTTATAAGATCTACTAGTTCTTTTTTAAAAAGTCCTAATTCTTTAACTGTGTTTTCTGCGCCAAGCCTTTCAGCTACTTTTATTTTTCCATCAATTATCCTAATGTTTTCTGACAAATTTGCTTTAGTTACTGTTACGAAGTCTTTCTCATCAAGAACTTTAGAAAGTTTATTAGCAACGTTAGCAGTCTTAGTGGCGGTTCCAGCACCATAGAAAGACACCATGTTCTGAGACTTAGCTGCTTTTGCGAGATCTTCCCACGTAAGATTAGCATCTCGTAATGCAGGTATTTTAAGAAATTCTGAATCATTTACAGTATCCATCGCTACTAAGTCATAAAGCCTATTTTTTTGTCGAGTAGCTAAGACGTTAGATGCTAGGGAAACGGCGCGATCTCCTGTAGAAAGCCCGATTATTTGAGCACCGGAAGAACTAGCATCATTTTCTATCATTAATCTTGTAGAATAAGAAGCTAACGGTCTTCCAGATTTTAAGTGATTATCTATTCTGGCATATTCTAAAGCGAGTCTTGCCATTTTAGCTACTTCTGGCCCCTCTAACCCCCTTATAAGAGGATCTTCTAAGAATTCTCTTATTCGCCTATCTCTTTGAGTTTTTGAGAGTATAGTATTTCCTAAGTCAATTATTTTTTGTTTATTTCTGTTAAATATAGCTCGTCTTCCAGACTGAGTTAGCGCCTCAGTTCCAGGTCCAATTAACGCTCCGATTTGAATTTGAAGTTCATCAAGAGCATCTTCAGTTATTGCAATTGCTTTTCCAGAATTAAGAAACGGTCTTACTACTTCACCTCCGGTTGGAGTTAAGTAGCCTCTGTGATATACCCGACCTCTTGAATCTATAAAGGCAATAGTTTTAAAATTTTTGTTTCTTTGAACATGGTATTTTGCTGTAGCCATTAGCCCATAGCCTTGCTCGCCGCGTTTTAAAATCTCATGCCTAAATTCATTTATACTGTCAAAATATTGAGATCTACCTCTAGGATCTCTAAATCTAACAAGATTGTCCATAAAAGTAAAAAAGTCATTATCTACTGAATATTCAACATCCATTACATGATTTAACATAGAAGCCATTTCTCTATCTATTTGATTTGCATCATAGTCAGCAAATTTATCTCTAGATATTAAAGGAAGTCCGGTATCGTTTCCTCGAGCGTCTACGTAGGTTTTCTTTCCTGCTTTTACATAAAGCCTGTCTCTGTCGGACGTTACTCCTAGTCGTCTAGATATAGTGACTCTTCTTTCAGCTTCTTGAAGTTTTAATAAGTCCTTGTCTATAACCAAGACTTCTCTTGATATAGTGTCTCCCCAACCTCCGGAAGCTCGCCCTGTGTCAACATCAAGAACTCCTCGTCTTGTTTTACCCCTAAACCCTATTCTAATAAGTCCTTGGTCTTTCATAAAATCTAAAAGATTGCTTCCTTGTTTATGATAGTCAGATAATGATGAAGTTATAAAAGGAAATACTTCTTCAAAATCTTTAGAAAACATTTTTCCAATATTTATTGCTAAACTGTCATAATCAGTGGATTGACCAGAAGCAACTAATTTCATTGCCTTAGTTATAGCTTCGAGTGCTCTTTGCTCAATAAATGCGGATTTAGGTTTTTGTTTAGCATACAAAAATTCTAAATCTACTATTCGTCGATAAGCTTCTCTATTTTGAGAAAGTATTCTTGTTATTAGCGAATCAGAAACCTTGTCTAAGTTTTCGTAACCTTTTAAAAGCTTATCTAAATTTGGGTTCTTTTTTCTAAAATTTTTAATTATATTTTTACGATTAATAGCATTACTAGTATAACGAGCAAAAAATAAACGCATAGGCGTTCTGCCTTTAAAGTAGGCTTTTCTAGCTAGCTTTACACCTTGAGTAGCTCTCCAATTATCTATAAACCTTTGATCTGAAAGCTGTGTTGCTTGTATTTTAGCAAGATCATAATACTTACCCATTATTTGAACTTTAGGCGTATCTGAAGAAAGATAGCTTATAAACATTTCTGATCTTCTTCTAGATCTTGTATCTAACAATCTAGAAACGTTTTGAACAGCAAATCTATTTTCTGCTCTTAATACTGCAGCAACGTCATTCCAAGGCTTTTTATCTCGAGCGTATCTTTCAAACACAACTCTCATATTTTCTATGACAACTGTTTGTTGATTAACCGAAATCTTATCATCCAACCCTGCTGCAACACTCTCTATAAAATCTTTTTCGTCTTTAGACAACAACTTTGAATTTCTCATAAAGTCTATTCGTTCTTGGTACAAATTAAAGTCTGGATCGTATATATTGTTATTTTTTATTTCACCAGTCAATGGATCTGCGCTAAAATTTCTTTCATCAAACTCGTTACCTGCTCGCCTTCTAGATGCAGTTTTACCTGCTAGGCTAGTACCCTTGTAATCTGTTAAAGACATGGTTTTTGAATAATCGTCTGAATCTAACAAAAACAATTGTCTAATTTTAGATTTTTCATCAGCCGATTTTATCATTAAAGCTGGCCGCTTTGCCTGTATGCTTACGTCTCTTTCTCTGAGAGTTTGCTTTGGAGCATAGATTGCAGTAAGATTGCTAGCTCGATTTCTAAGAGCCTGTATAGAAAGCGCTATTCCTTTAGGAGTAACAAATTGATCTGCTTTTAGCTTTCCTTCTCTAAAAAGATTAGCTTGTTCCATTCCTCCAAGAAGTTTAGATTGGATATCAAATTTTTGTCTTTTTAACCAAGCTCCGTAGGTTTCTATTTTAGGAGAAATTCCAGATAAAGATTCTTCTTTAACAGAATTTAAATTAGTTTTACTTAGTCTATTTGTATTTTCCGCTTTAAGTTCTTCTTTAGATTTTAAAACAGGAATTAAAGAACTTCTACAATTCCAGTGCAAAGGCGGCGTAAATCTTTTATCATCAACATCATAAACTTTTCCGTTGTGATATGTGCAAATTGGACTTGTTCTGCTGTCGAGAACAGCGGTAAAAACATAACCTTTAACTACGTGAGAATTAGCTTCTGTAACTTTTTTAAGAGCAGCAGTCTGTGTGCTAGTTATAGAAGTTCTAGTTAAAGTTTTTGCTTGATGTTCGGTTAATTTAGTAGTTTTTAAAACATCTTCAATGATTTCTTTTTGAGACGCTCCTCTCGCTAAACCACCTTTAACTTTTGTTTGTATTCTAACAAGTTCACCTGCAGAAATATTTCTTACATTTTCAGTAACAGTTTTAACACCTTTTATATTAGAGCCTGTAATTTCTGCTAAAAGTTCTTTTGCTTTAGGCCTATTTACTTTGTAAAATTTTCTTAAATCCTTATTAAGATTGTCAGTATAAAAATCAATTTGGGATGTAGAAAATTCTTTTAAAGAATTTACTTGATGCGTTAACATCTCTCGACCAAACCTATTTACCTCTGAAGTAACATCGTCTGTAATTCTTTGAGATAATATATCTCTTAATTTTTTTCGATGTCGGCCTAATATTCTCCTGTTTTGAAGTTGAATTCCTTCTTCGTATAATCTTACATCAGTCATGTGATCAACTATACGATCGTAAATTTTTAAATTAATATCCATCTAGTACTCCATTGAGTAGTAAAATGTTAACCCACCTTATTTAGAAATTTTGCTATATTATTAACAAAAGGTAATAAAGAAATAGCCATTAGCAGGTTCATTCCGGTGTGGGCAATTGCTATTCTAAGCGTGTCTCCTTTTGGGAGACCATCTGAAACAAATAATCCTGCTAGCCATATAGTGCCAGTCGTGCCAATATTTGCACCTAAAACTGCAGCTACTGCCGCTGGCAAAGGGACTACTCCAGAAGCTACTAAAGCAATTATTGCTGTTGTAGATAGAGAGGAAGATTGCCAAAGTAATGTTAAAACTATTGCGCCAAAAAACATATAAATAGGATTTGCAGTAAACCATTGTAGATGTTCTATGTTTCCTAAAGACTTCATGCCCCCTGAAAACATTTTTAATCCTATGTAAAATACTATTAGACCTACTACAATTTGGAGATAATTATTTTGAAAAATTTGTATATAATAATTCATTAGTTTTTATTCTTCAATCGATAAATTATTATTTAAATTAGTTTGAACTGCTAAAGGATCTGTCTGGATTTCTTCGATAGCCTCTTCATCGCTATAATCTGCAGGAAGAAAATCGTTATACTTTGCAATATTAATCCAAGTAGATCTACTAATTATTCCAGATTGATACCATTCAGAAACTAGTCTCATAGCTCCCTCGCCACCAACCATAGGCGCAAAATCGCTAGACATTTGAAATTCAATGTCGTCACCACTGTAGTCAGTATTATAATACCAATTAAGCATAAACGCCATGCATTCGCGAATAGTTCCTGAAACTTTAGCGTTTAAAGTCCCTAGCTGCGCGGTTTGAGATGCGTTTCTAATTTCTAAGGCAACCCCTGATTGTGCTGTTTCTGGGGAAAGCATTCTTATACCCATTTTAGCCATTTCTTGAACTGTAGTTTCAATCGCCTTTTCCATATCTTTTAGCGCAGCTGTTGGTGTTTCCAACACGCTTATAGATTCGTCTTTGCGAACTCTTAACCAAGTTCCGAGTCCCGAATTTACAATGTCGTCAAACTCCTCGTCTGTCATGTCCGATTGAACTACAGGGGTGTAAGTAGCAGCACCATAAAGAAGATGGTTTCTCCGAGAAACTTTATTATAAAGAGACACTTCTCTATCTATAAGAGGCATGAGAACTGGCTCAACAGGTTCGTACTGACCATTTAAAGGCCATGCCGGAATTCGCATAAGACGCTCCCCGAACATAGTCGGGTATACTGTGTTAACTTTTCTAAAACCAATTTCGCTAATTGATTCTTTATATTCTTGCCTAACATCTCCGTTTAAAACTTTAATTTCTTGGTTAGTATCCGGATGTTCATAAAAATCTAACACCAAACGACCTGTTTCATCTAAATAATGATCACAAACCGTATCAATGTAGTCTGGATGCCACGGATTGTCTGGCTTGTATTTTTCTACAAGGTATCGAGTAACCCATCTTGTTAGTGTCTTTTGCCGAGTTATTGGATGAGTTCTGACTTGAATATTTATTACGTTTTCTGCCTTAATCACAACAGGGTAAGGCTTTATCATAGCTCTTTCTTCTGGAGTCATGTTGTCGTACTCTTGCTCTCCAACTTGAGGTCTATCAACATAAACCCATGCTCTAGAAGTTTGAAGTTCTTCCCAAAGTGCATGATCTAAAAAGTTAAATAAAGATCTTCCGTCTAAAGTAAAATCATTTTTTAACCATTCTTCAGCTTCTTCTGGAAGCTCTTCTGGAAGTCTTAAATGAGAGTCTTTTCTTAAAAGTGCACTAATTAATACTTTACAATATTGTGCTACAAGTCCAGGAAGCTCTGCCTCTGATCTGTAAAAATCATATTGACGTTGAGTCATGCTTGTTGAAAAAGGAATCAAAAGATTTTTATATTCTGGTTCTAAATATTCGTCGTGAGCCTTTACGTTGTCTTGCCCTTGTAAAATAGCTCTTGATCTTTTCCACAAAGGTTTAAGGGAGTGATAGCTTGCGCTGGGATCGGCAACGGAATATTTTACCGACTTGGTTGGTTTAGTTAGCTGTGCCATTCTCTATCCTTTACCATTTTACTTTATTTGCCCACCATGCAGCAGACATTTTTCCCTTGGCTATATTGGTAGCGTGACGCGCTTTCCAAGCAAGTCTTCTTTTTCGATATGATTCAGATTCATTTGCCTTTTTAGGAGAGCCTGTTGCTCCTTGAGATCCAAATCGTATTGTTTTAATTTGGTCGCCTGACTTAGCAACAACAATATGAGACTTAGTAGGGTGATTTGGAGTTCTTTTTGGTTTATTAAAACCAGAAACACCAGCTCTTTTTAATCTTGAATCTTTTTCATTAGCCATATCGACCTCTTATGTAAATTAGTGGGAAGCCCTTTTAAAAGCTTCCCTTTAGAGAC